GATGCGTTCTACAGGAACGAACACGCAAAAGAACTAATTACTAAGGCAGACTTTGAAATACCTGCTATAGACAATGTACTAGGTATGCCCTTTAGAGGTAAGGCAGACGTACTAGGCACTAATAGAATAGTAGACCTTAAAACCACTACAAACATAAAAGACTTTGCTTGGTCAGCTAAAAAGTACGGATATGATGTACAATGCTACTTATACTGCAATCTATTTGGTAAGACACACAAAGAGTTTTATTTCTTGGCATTAGACAAGGGTAGCTTGGATATTGGTATATTTAACTGCTCGGAAGAGTTTTACTTTCAAGGCGAGGAAAAAGTAGAAAAAGCACTACACCTATATAATCAATTCTTTATAGAGGGTGCAGATTTAGATAACTATTGTTTAACTGGAGAATTATAAAAAATGAAATTAGATTTAAAGATTGAGTATTTAGGAAAGAAAGAAAAAAAAGGAGATACAGAAAAGGATATGTATAACCTATCGTTTAAAACGTATAACGCACAGATTAGTGGTAAGTTTGAACGTAGTGAGATACGACACCTTATACAACAATTAGACAACGCTATAATATGAGGGCAACATACTTACACTACGAAAACGGAAAAGGCTACGATGTGATAGACTTTATAAAAGACTACAACCTCAACTTTAATAGGGGTAATATAATTAAGTACGTTTGTAGAGCTGGAAAGAAAGACAATGAACTAAAAGACCTTGAAAAAGCAGCAGACTACCTAAAGCGAGAGATAGAATACATAAGAAACGAACAAGAGAAATGGATAGAGAAGAACAAGTAATAAGCGACAAGCACCTAAACTATTTAAAGTGTGTTCTTATAAGCCAACTACTATTAGAGGCTAATGATGAACTAAAAGGCAGCAAAGCGTTTAAACAAAACGTAAAGTATCAAGTAGGTAAGACAAACCAAATATTAGAACAAGTGTACCAAGAGGGGTTTAATACAGTATACCACAACAACCCAGAGATGTGCATAAACGTACTAAACAAAATTGATGGACTGATACACAAAATAAAAAAAGCTACCATAGACGAGTTAGTAATGATAGACGCATTAGTAGACCAATACTTTAACAACAAAGAAGAAATAAACGAAACCCAAACAGCAGAATTTACTAAAATAGACTAATGGATAAGCCAATGAAAATACTAAACTTATACGCTTGTTTAGGTGGCAATAGATACAAGTGGGATGAGGTCACAGACGTTGAGGTTACAGCAGTAGAGTGGGATGAAGAACTTGCAAGACTTTATCAAGAACGCTTCCCAAACGACACAGTAGTAGTTGCAGATGCACACCAGTATTTATTAGACCATTACAAAGAGTTTGATTTTATTTGGAGTAGCCCACCTTGCCCAAGTCATAGTAGAATGAATTACACTTTTAAAAATAGAGATAACTTTAAATTAAAATACCCAGATATGAAGCTTTATCAAGAAGTGATTTTTTTAGATAATTTTTTTAATGGTAATTATGTAATTGAAAATGTTATACCATATTATGAGCCACTAATACAAGGAAATAAAAGAGGTAGACATTTATACTGGGCAAATTTTAAACTTCCCAATATATTAAGTAATAGAACACCGCCAAATATGAATTGTAATAAAAATATAACTAAAAAAGTTTCTCAACAATTTATGGAGTTTCACTGTGTAAGTTCTTTAATAAAAAAATATAAAGGAAAACAAGATAAAGGAAAAATAGCAAGAAACCTTGTAGACTATGAAGCTGGTAAGACAATATTAGAAACTGCAATAGGAATAATAAAAAAACAAAACGTAAAACAAACACAATTATTTTAGATATGAAACTACAAACAGTAAGAGATACAATTAAACAAACAACAAACATAGACATCTTTGAACAAACAAGACGCAGAGATGTAATAGAAATGCGAAGCGTAGCAAACTACTACCTATATAAGATTAGCAAGATGCGACTTATGGAAATAGTAAGAGAATACGAAAAGAACAACTACAAAACAACACACGCTTCAATAATACATAGCTTAAACACCTACGACCAACACAAAAGGTATAACCAAGAATTAGAACTAATGTACAAAGCCCTAATAGGCGACAATAGACTATACGTTATGGAACAAATACCAAAGGCTACAGAAAAGCAAATAGAACAGATAGAAGAAATACTGCTATGAAAATAACAAACGAAGACAATATGGAGCTTATGGCAAGGTATGAAGATAACTACTTTGACCTTGCTATTGTAGACCCACCTTATGGGATAGGTTTTGGAGAATTTAACAGAACAAACAAGGATAGTAGCGGCAATAGATACAAGGCAAATAAATACAAGCAAGGCGACTGGGATGAATGCATACCAAAAGAAGATTACTTCAAAGAACTTTTTAGAGTTACTAAAAACCAAATTGTTTGGGGAGGTAACTACTTTCCTTATTTATGGCAAAAAGGATGCAAAGGTTTTATTTTTTGGCATAAAGGTAATCCAGTACCAAACTTTGCCGATGGAGAGTTGGCTTGGACAAGTTTTAACAAGGTCGCTAAAATGTACGATTATAGATATTATGGTAATTTAGAGGGAAACACAAGTGCAAAAGAAAAATACCACCCTACACAAAAACCAATAGCTTTATACGAATGGCTTTTAATGAATTACGCCAAAGACGGTTTTAGAATATTAGATACACATTTAGGTAGTGGCTCAATAGCAATAGCTTGCCATAATTTAGGATATGATTTAACAGCTTGTGAATTAGATAAAGACTACTACAATGCAGCAATAAAAAGAATAGAGCAACACAAAGCACAACAAAGACTATTTTAATGGAAGAATACTACAAAGAACTATTAGCGAATACAACAAGCACAAGATTTAAAAAATACTATACTAAAATGCTTGAGGAACTACATAAACCTAAAAAACCAAAGATAAAACAGAAATGGTTAAAAGTATATATAGGAAGCCTTAATAAAGAGTTTAGGTCTACAAGAGCAGCATCATTTGCATTAGGAGAACATAAGAACTATGTTAGAAGAGTATTGCAAGGGAAAATAAAAAACGAGCATAACATAAAGTATGTTTAATAAAAAAAAATAATTCTGTTTATATATTAGTAGCTTGAATAATCAAGTTTTATCAAGATAAAAGATATGAGCGAAAATCACGGAGGCGCAAGAAAAGGCGCTGGTAGAAAACCAAAAGCACAAGAGCAGAAACTAATAGAACGGTTAGATGCTATAATAGACAAAGACGAAGCATTGGGTAAGTTAGGAGAGTTAGTAACAAAAGGCGATATGAGGGCTTTACAACTGTATTTAGGGTATAGGTATGGTAAACCTAAAGATAGCGTAGACATTAACTCTTCAGAGGGCTTAAACATTAATTTTAGAGATTTATTAAAATTCGTTGATTAAGGTAAAAAAGAAATATATGCCTATTGTACAAAGCGACAGTAGGTACTACATTGTTAGTGGTGGGCGTGGTTCTGGAAAGTCATTTTCAGTAAACGCCCTTTTGGTTATGCTTACCTATGAAGCTGGGCATACAATACTATTTACACGTTATACATTAACATCTGCATATATATCTATCATACCAGAGTTTATAGACAAGTTAGAACAGTTTGGCTCAATAGAACACTTTCATATAACTAAAGACGAGATACTAAACAAAAAGACTGGAAGCAAAATAATATTCAGAGGTATTAAGACTTCAAGCGGCGACCAAACCGCAAACCTTAAATCATTACAAGGTATTACTACTTGGGTAGTAGATGAAGCAGAAGAACTAACAGACGAACAGAAGTTTGACACAATAGATTTATCCGTAAGGGAGAAAGGCTTACAGAACAGAGTTATACTAATACTAAACCCAACAACTAAAGAGCATTTTATATACAAGCGCTTTTTTGAGGACAGAGGGGTACAAGAGGGAAGCAATATAACCAAAGACAACACAACCTACATACACACCACATACATAGACAACATAGATAACTTATCTAAAAGCTATATAGACCAAATAGCACAGATGCGTGAACGTAGACCAGAGAAGTACAAACAACAAATGTTAGGTGCGTGGTTAAACAAAGCAGAGGGGGTTATATTCAGCAACTGGACAATAGGAGAATTTAAAAGATACAGCGTAAGTGTGTGGGGACAAGATTACGGATTTGCAGCAGACCCAAGTACACTTGTTGAGGTAAACATAAACACAAGCACAAAGACAATCTATTTAAAAGAGTGCTTTTACTTACCAAGACTAACAACATCACAAATAGCAGACCTTAACTTAAAACACGCAAAGGATGGTTTAATTGTAGGGGATAGTGCAGAGCCAAGACTACTTAACGAACTAAAAGCAAAAGGCTGTATGGTAAAGCCATCAATTAAAGGGCAAGGTAGTGTAACGTACGGCATAAGCCTATTACAAGACTATGACCTTGTTATAAGCCCAGACAGCACAAACCTAATTAAAGAACTAAACAACTACTGCTGGTTAGAACGCAAGAGCAACACACCAATAGATAAGTACAATCACTTAATAGATGCTATTAGGTATGCAGTAGGCTATCAACTACAAAATCCAAATAGAGGTAAATACGCAGTACATTAACCACTAAAATAATTTCAAAACGTTTATATATTAGTATGAAAGTTAATTTAACTATACCAACAACACTCAACGAGATAACTTTAGGGCAGTACCAAGAGTATGCGAAATTAGCTGATTTAAATGAAACAGACTTACAACTAAAGACCATTGAGATATTCTGTAACGTGCCAGAGTTAGTAGTTAGAAATATGAAAGCCACAGACATAGTAGAGATATGCAGTATCATAAATGGTATGTTTGACACAAAGCACCAGTTGATAAATATGTTTAAAATGAACGGTGTTGAGTATGGGTTTATACCAAGCCTTGAAGATATGTCATTTGGCGAGTATGTAGACCTTGATACTTTCATAGGCGATAACGATAATCTGCACAGAGCAGTAAACGTATTATACAGACCCATAGAACACAGAAGCGGAAGCAGATACACCATAAAAGACTACGAGCCTAACAATAGCGAGCTGGCAAAAGATATGCCTTTAGATGCTGTACTTGGTGCGGTGGTTTTTTTTTACAATTTAGGCAAGGACTTATCGATAGCTATGCTGAACTCTTTGGACAAGAAGAACGAGGAGATTTTAGCGCAGTATCTAACTTCACAGCCAAATGGGGGTGGTACAACTCAATCTATGGGTTATCTAACGGAGATATTACAAAATTTGAACATATCACTAAATTAGGTGTACACGAGTGTTTAACATACTTAACATACACAAAAGAGAAAAACGAAATAGAAGCAAGACAAATAAAAAGTAAATTTAAATAGAATGAGCCAGACTGGAATAAGAGGGTTTTACCTACTAACAGAAACAATAAAAGACCAACTACTTGGCGATGTAAATGTAAACACAGTTACAACTGGCGATATATACGACATTGATTTAGCAAAGCAATCTATATTTCCATTAAGCCACATTATAATAAACAACGTTACAACACAAGAGCAAACGCTTACGTTTAATATTAGTGTATTAGCAATGGACATAGTAGACGAAAGCAAAGAACCTACTACAGACGTATTTAGAGGAAACAATAACGAACAAGATATATTAAACACACAATTAGCAGTATTAAACAAGTTAGTAATGGTATTAAGA